ATAGATTGCTTCTTTTTTAGCAACATCTATAGCCGCCGCTTTAGCCGCTTGTTTTTGAAATTCTTTTTTTGCTAATCCTTTTAATGGAACTTTAGCCGCTTCTCTAACAATGGTACTACCTGTACCAAAAGTAAATAAGTTAAGAGGGTCAGACACTAAGGCAGGTACAAAATCTTTAGCCCATTTTGCAAAACCAATAGTTTCACTTCCAAACCAAGGTAAGTCTGCGTATACTTGAGTTATTTCAGCCCAGTCACCTTTGTAAGTATCATCTTTTGCTAAAACATTTCCTACATCATAAGCAATACCTGCTGTGTTATATTCACTCCATATTCTATCTTGATAAAACTTTTCTATTAATTCTTGTTTAGTAAAATCTTTTATATTCTTACCACCTGTAATAGTGTTGTTTTTATCAGTTATACCACCTGAATAGTATCGTCTAAGTACAGTTTCAAATTTGTCAGATTGTAATTTTTCAAGAGCTAACGCTTGTTTTTCAACACGTTTCATATTATCGTATTGATTTTTTTCTATTTTTTTTCTTCTGTTCTTGTGTAAGTGTTTGTACTTATCATTATCGTTAGATGATAAGGTACTAGATTGGTAAGAATCAAATACGCCCATAATTTATTTACTTTATATATTTATTGACAAATTCATCTAGTTGTTCCGTAGAAATTCCAAATGATTGTGCCATGTTAGTTTTAACTTCATCATTATTTGCAATGTAGAAATCATAAAAACCTTTAGTTATAGGTTGTCCTGCCATTGTATTAATGCCCTCTATAAAAGCATTTGTCTGTGCTTCTACACTGTCTTGGTCTGTAAAGAATTTAAAGTTTTTTGTAATTTCTGGTAAATCTACATTAGTAGTAAAATTATTAATATTATCTATTACAGCATTTGCTTGTTCTGAAAAATCTACATTCTGTAATCCAAGACCTTCCATTATATCCATAACTACATTCATTCTTTCATCAATGTTAGGAGTGTTAGGGTCATCACCAAATAAACCAAATCCTGCTGTTGCCATTAAATTAGAAAAGAATGGTGATTCTAATATTTTTTGTGAAACTGGAATTAAATCTGTTTCAGATTCTTTAACTAATTCAGATAACAATTCTGTTTCTTTTGATAAACTTGTAACTTCTTTACTAATGACATCAGTATAGTATTCTTGAGCATAACTATCTAAATCAGCAGACGTGGTTAAACCTGATTGTTCTATCCTAGCCGCCATAGTTTCACCCCAAGTTTTGTTGTCATATTTTTTAATTATAGATTCATACTGGTCAGTTAAATATTTTTTAGAATCTTCTACCCATTGCATTTGCACCTCAGCAGGTTGAGAAGAATTTGGTTTAGGATTTTCTCTATTCCATGCTAACCAATCTGTTGATAATTCATTTTCAATAGTGTCTACCATAAAATCAAATTTCCTATTATCATCAAATTTAGATAGAGTAGGAATACTATCAGATAATATTTTAGCTATTTTGTTTACTGTTCCTGTATATTCATTGTCTTGCAATGGACTTGTAAACCCTGAGTTAGCTCTTAATTCAGCACTAGCTAAAGATTTAAAAGAAGATAATATAGTTGTTTTTGATGCGTTGTTTTTAGCTAAATCTGTAAGTAATAAATCTACATTATTATTATAAACTCCTAAATGTATATCTCTATCTATACTTGCTAATGCACCTTTATCTTCTAACATGTTATCACTAGCAGTCATAATACTGTTAATAGTAATTGCCATAGTAGGATAATCTTTAATAAATTCTGATTTAAAATTATTAAATTCTTCTGAACTGTTATCCATACTAAACAAAGTAGATAATCTATCTTTTTTATCAGTTTCTATTTTTCTTTGATTAATTGTGTATTCTTGATTTTCTAAAGCTCTAGCTTTATTTTCATAAGTTTCTATTAATGCTTTAACTTCAGGTTTGTTACTTAATAAGAATTTTTGTAATTTATTACCTTTAGCATCAAGTCCTCTATCTGCATTTAAAATTTCAAATGCTCTAAGTAATTCTTTGCTTGTCTTTGCACCTTTAACAATATTTTCTACATCAGTCATAGCGGCTTTATTAATATCATCATTACTGTGCATAATAAATTTACCACCTTCACTGTTAGGTAATTCGTATTGTGTACTTTTTAAAGTTTGAAAATATTTTGTTCCTATTTCATCTGTAGGAATATCATTTGTAATAGCAATTAAATCTAATATTTTAGTTTCATAATTAAATTTAGCTCTTGTTTCTGCATCAGCAGACATTAATTTAGATTTAAAAGGTGTAAAAGAAGAAGCAAATCCTAATGTAAATGAATCATCTTTTCCATCAAAATTCATAGATTCCATGTATGGTTTTAAAAAGACATCTAAATTACTTGTTTTAAAATCATAATTAGTAAGCATATCTTCTTGAATTTTTAATTTTTGTTTAGATGCTTCTACTCTTCCTAAATGATATTGAACTATTTTATCTACATATTTACCTGCTAATTCAGGGTGTTGACCTGCATTAATTTCTTCTAAAATAGTTTTGCTATCTTTACCTTGTGCATACAAAGTATTGACTTTACTAGCGGCTTCATCTTTTGATTTATCTATTTTGTAATCTTGAATATTTTGTAAAGTTGGAATTGTGCTTTTTTGTAAAGTATCTATAAGTTGAGTAGCGTCTGATACGTTAGAGGAAGACACATATCCTTTATTAAACGCATCAAAATATTTATTTTGTCTTTGTTTTGTATAAGCCATTATAATTAATCTTCATTGTAGGTTGATGTTTTTAAAGGTTCTTCTTTTGCTTGATTTTTGTAATAACCTTCAGCACCTATTGTTGCAATTTGTAATGCAAGACCTGTTCTACTAGGTTCTGTTACAGGTTTAATACTGTTATAAGTTTTAGAAAGATTAGCATACGCTGAAGTTTCATCACCTCGCAATGCTGTCATGTCTTGTCTGTAACCTGCAAGTATATCAGCGTAAGAAGAATCAAATTTACCACTTATGCTTTGTAATATTCTAGTAGCATTACCAAATCCTAAATTTAATCCTGACGCTTGTTCAGCTTTCTTTTCTTGAGAATTTTTAAATAACTCTTTAGATTTTTCCATGTCAGCTTCATTTTTTTCATTATCAATCTTAGCAATGTTGGCTAAATAATTTGCATCAGCATTTTTTCTTGTTTCATTGTTTGCATTTCTTTTACCTTTAGCAACTGCTTTTTGACTTTGATGAGAATATATCGCTGTTCCTATTTTTAATGCTGTAACTACATCACACATTTTTTTGTTTATTTAACTCCTTCATCATTAATAAAAATGGCAATTTGCCATGACCGTATTTTTCTATTTTTTCTTTTGGTTCAAATCCTAAAAATTGTAACCATTTTAAAGTCTTCCAGTTTCTTGAATCTACAAAATTGTAAATGTATTCAAATCCTTGACTCATTTCATCAACCCAACGAGGACACTCTTTTAAAAATTGTCTTGTATGTTTGTATAAGTCATTACTAGACAACAACCATACTACTCCATATTCAGGTAATTGACTTGGACAACAACCAAACATGCCTATTACACCTTCATCTTTTGTGCCTATAATAGAATATATCTTTCCTTTTTCATAAGTAAAAGGTTCTACTAAAGCCTTTAAAGGACTGGCATTGTTAGATGCTAGTATTTCAGCTCTGTCTTCTGCTTTCATTTTAGGAGCTAACTCCAACGCATCTGCTAATATTGCAGGTCGTACATATTTTTCTTTAATCATTAAATCCTTCTTGAACGTGAATGATAATATCCTTCTATCTCAGCATCAGCAATATACACTGGTAAATGAGAATCACTTTTTATATCCATTACAAATTCTGTATTTCTACATTGTACTGGAACTCTCAAAGTACCAGAAGCGATTGCAGGTTTTCCTACAATACTTGTTGCTGTACCTATAACATAACCATTCATTATTGTTGTAGATAAATCTCTGTTGTTAGGTGTTACTTCTACTTTAAAGAAACCACTGTTTTCAAAATTAAAAGATATGTTTCTTATTTGATAACGACCTGATGTAATAGCAATTAAACCTCTACCAGTATTTTCTCTAATATAAGGTGTAGACAATCTGTAAATAGAAGAAAACGGTACACCTATATATAATGAGGTATGATTACCTACTATAGTATATGTAGAACCTGTTGTGTTTGTGGCTACATAGTTTGAACCATCTGTTCTATCTACTGCTATTAATCCTGTTTTTGCACCTACTGGTGAAGTGAAAGTTGTTAAATTTGTTGACGCACTATACGTACCTGTAACTGACGCTTTTAAATCTAAATAAACACCATGTCCTAATGTTGTGTCTTTTAAATTTCTTAAATCTATTTTAAATAATTTTGTGTTAGTACCTTCTGCCGCCATTACATATAAAAAACTTTCTAATGACATAGCACCTAAAATCTTAACACCACTAAATTCCCATTTAGCCCACGCAGTTTGTACTTTTTCACCTCTATCAAAAAAGTATTTGTAAACAAACATTGTGTCTGCATTTGTTGGTGACACTGCTGTACCTGAAGTATATGGTGCAGTTTGTGAATCTGCTGTATCAGATGTTAATACTACAATAGTATCTTCAGTTGTATTACTAATAATTTGATAAGCATTTGTTGGTATTAAACTTTGTACTGAAACTGTAATATCTAATCCATCATTTGTAAGTGTATCATCATCTGCAAAATATTCTCTTATTGCAGTATTGTTTGTTCTTGCTTGTGCAAAGTATGCAAACTTACCTGCTGACACTGGTGTAACAGAATCATCATGTTCAAAAGAAGATACTTCATCAAGTTTAGCTGAAGTAGGTGATATAGTTTCACTTGAACTATCTAATTTATATTGTGCTGTATCAGAAAATAAAAGTAAAGACTCATTAAATCCTACAGAATTTTTAAGTGTATTTACTTGTGTACCTGAAGCCGCAATATCAATAGGGTCAGTATCTAAAACTTGTGTTGTAGTTGTTGCAAAGTAATTAAAGAAACTAGCATTTTCTGTAAATATTAAATTTTCACCAGATAGTATTCCTAATCTGTTTTTATAAAAAGTTAAATTATTTATTTTTTTACCTACAAAACTAGGGTCAGCATTTGTATCACTATCTCCACATACTCTATCTGTCCAATCTAATTGTTTAAATGTAAATGTACCATTATTGTTATTAATTAATGCGTGTGGCATTGTAGAATTATCTAAACCTACACTTGTTGCAGGTGCAATAGTTTCATTCCAAACACCATTACCTTCAAATTTTACATAGTAATCAGATAATGTATCTCCTTCATCACCAGTAATTTTTAATATAACACCAAGTTTACCATAATAAGGTAACTTAGAAAAATCTTGTATTTTATCTCTAACAGCATACATACCTGTGTTACCTGAACCGTCTGCTGTACTTACTGTATAATTAGCATTGTTGTCTGTAGGTTTTCCATAAATTACAGAATCAAAACTTTCAAATGTAAAATGAGATGTAAAACCAGAATAGTTTGCTAATCCTTGTGAACTAGAAACAGTTGCTCCTGTATCTGTTCTTACAGTTTTAAATCCAATACCATCAGCATTACTATCATAGTGAGAACTTGCTGTGCCATTTAAAAGTATATCTTTAATTTTATCTGTGTCTCTAAATTTACTATCAGTAGAAGCATCATTACCAGTTGGAAGTTGAAATCTTACTTCTAACTCTTGAGCCATGTTAGGGTGTTTTAATGCTACTTTATATTCTCTACCATAATTTGTTAATTTAACATTTATTAAAAACTCTTCTACTTTAGCCGCACTTGTAGTTGAATCTGCCGCTACTGTTGTAGCTGTGTTTGCAATAAAAGTAAAATCAGCAATGTTTACTAATTTAAAATTAGCTTTAGGATTTGTAGATGTTAAATAACTTGAACCACTTTGAACTGTAACAGTTTTAACATTTCCTTCTAAGTCCCAAACTTTAACACCACCATTGTAAAATGCTACAATATATTGGTTAGACTCATCTCTTTGAATAGACCAAAATTTAGTTTTATTAGAATATAAGTTAGTAGAATCTAAAGTTGCTACATAGTCTAATGAAGGTCTTTTAGATAAACCTTCTACTATACTATTTTGAAAATTAACTTGGTCTTCACCTTGATTTATTCCTCTTTGAGTAGGTGTCTGTTGAGACATACCATTAAGAAAATTAGGTATTGACTGTGATACCACACCACCCATTAGTAAGTCCTTCTAGTTGTTCTGTTAATTATTGAAAACGTATTTGAATCACCATTAAGAATGTTAATATCTGACTCTTGAGAATCTGCTTGATGAAATGACATTAATGCTTCATTCTCATCTTGACCAATTAATTTTGTAATTTGTGAGTCACCTATAAATCTTGACGCAAATCTTCTTGATGCTTTCATTGTTATATATCGTCTTGCGTATTCTGGGAGATGTTCAAATTGTTGAACTAAGACTAAGTCAACTGAACTAGGTGCACTTGTAAATACATCAGTATGTTTTTCCATGTCATATAAAAAACCATTTCTAATTGTATAATTGTAATTTCTGTATTGTTGGTTTGCATCTGCTTTTACACAGTTTGCAGGTAAAGGAACTTTGTTATCACTATCTAAAGATAATGATTTATAATTTGTGTGTGTGTTAAAATTCCAACCTTGAGATTGGATTGACATAGATGTTTCGTCAAGGATATTTTTAGCGACAGATACATCTACAGTAGTTGTCCCTGTAATTGAGTTTACTGGAGCTTCTCCAATAGTGCTCAACATAGTGTTTACTGCTTGTAACTCAGTAGTTGGTATAATTTGTGTTGTCATTTTATCCTTTTAAATTAAAAATAGAAAAGGGGGATTTGACTCCCCCTAATCTAAGTATAAGTAAAGAAACGATTACGCTTCTTTAATGCCTACAGCCGCTTCTGGTCTTAATACACCATGACCCATAGCATATTTAGCAACCATTAACGTACCTTGTCTTCTTATATCATACTCTTTCTCTACAGCTAAGTCCATTAGCTTAACAGTACCAACCGCACTTGGGTGTGATACTAGAGCAACGTAGTTAGTTAAGTTTACAGCTTGAGGGTTTGAACCACCTGCTGTAGCTGAACCTTGGTCTACGCCTGAGTTTACATTAGAAGCTACAAAGTGTGCAACAGGTACTAATTCAATACCTGCAATTTTAAGCACTTTACCTTCAGCGATTGAACCGTTACCACTGAAATCAACATTCACTGCGTTTGTAGCGTTTGCTAATTTGTAGTATTCTTCCAATCTCATAAAGCATTTTCTGCCTTCTGAAGGAACGTAGTTTGCATCTAATTGTTTTGCCGCACCAAATAGTGCATCAATCATTGCGTTAGCCGCAGTAGCGTCTGTTGCTGAAGCGATACCAGTATTAGTGATAGTTGCTCCTGCTCCATATCCACTGTCAGATACGTTAGCTGATGCTAATGATGCTTGACCAATAGTTTGTAAAATGTGCTTGTCTTTAGTAAAAGCTAATGCTCTTCCTATTTCTTGTGAGTAAGCACTTCTTACGTCCCAATGGTTTTTTGCTTCCTCAATATTTGATAAAAATACTGAAGATGTTAAAAGGTCATTAATTGTAATAACCTTTTCGTTGTGATTTACGTCAGAACCGTTGATTTCTGCTCCTGCTGTGTGGTAAGCCGCCGCTACTCTACCCATTACTGGGAAAGTTGCTGATTTACCAGATGCGATACTTCTTACCATATCTGCACCTGCTGTTTTTGAAGCTCTATCAAATGAAGTAATTACTTCACCTGCGAATACTTTTAAAAACAATGCGTCTTCTGAACCACCTGCATTTGCTCTTCCAACTGATACTGGATTTGCGTTTGCCATATTTGTCTCCTTTGTGATTTATGACTTAGTTTATAAAAGCCTCTTCAATTCAGTTATTTAGTCAAGATTGTCTACCGCAGTAGGTCAAGTTATTTGGCTAATTAAAGTTGGCAGTTGCCACGCATAAGCGTTGCACAACTATATTAACAATCCCACTTACGTAAAGCTAATGCTTTTCTAGTAGGTTTGCCGTTTTTAGACATAGCTCCTTTTACACCACCCATACGAGCACAAAACGATTTACGTCTTGAACTTGTTTTACTTTTGGTAGGTGCTTTTAAGTTATGTCCTTTGCTCTTAAAGTGAGCTCTCCCTGCGGCGTTTAAGCCGCCTGAAGGACTTTGGTATTTTTTAGCAACCATTATGCTTTCGCAGTTTTGGCGGCTCTCTTAAATTGTTTAGCAGTAGGTCTACCTTTAGCTCCTGCTTTTCGCATTTTTTCACCTGAACCTGCTTTAATTCTAGCACGTTTTTTATGAATGTTTGCGTATAGTCCGTTCTTTGCCATATTATTTTTTCTTTTTACTACTCATTATTTTTGATTTTAAAGCGGCAGGTAGTCTTTTCTGTCCACCTTTTAACGCTTTACTTGGTCTTCCTTTTTTAGAACCATAAGTTCCTTTTCCCATTGGCATATTTATTTCTCCT